CCCAGAGTTAAATTGTCAGCTGCGCCAAACGCGGTTACTGTGGTAGCATTTTGATTTGCTACGTTTAGTGTAGCTGCACTAACAGTAATATCGCCGCCGTCAATGTTTACATCACCGTCAACGTCTAAGTTATTTCTAACACGAGTATTACCAGTTGTTGCACCGATATTAACTGTAGTTGCTGCACCGAATGCATTAACAGTAGTTACAGAAGTATTAGCAATATTTAAGCTAGTACCACTAACAGTAATATCACCGCCGTCTACATTTAAATCACCGTCAACGTCTAGCGTACCACTTACACGAGTATTGCCTAGTGTAGAAGTACCGTCAGTTGTTAGTGTAGTATTGTTTGTTAGGTTTAAACTACCACCACTGATGTTGATTGTTGCACCGTTTTGCGCGGTATAGCTAGCATTGGCTCCACTAGCAACTAGTGGTCCGCTAATTGTGCCGCCGGTGGCTGCGTTAATAAACTGGTCAACATATTGTTTTGTTGCTGCGTGTAGTGGATCTGTTGGGTTTGCAAACAAGGTAAGCATACCAAGCATTGCATCGCCATCTTTAGACAAGAATCCTTCTGCACCAGTTGCAAAACTACTCCAATTTGTATTTGTACCGCCAGCTGGATTGCTGCCACCAATTGTATCATTAACAGCAATAAATGAACTAGAACCTGCTTTTACAACGTCGTCCTTGTAGTACTGTGTGGTACTATTCCAAGAACCCATCCAGCGAATACCGCTGTTAAACTTTTGCCACTTGCCGGCTGCCAGGTCGGTATTGAAATTGGTTGACGCATGTGGTAGTATAGAGATATAGGTGTTGCCGCCATAAGTAACAACTTCTTCAGTTGCATACTGTGTGCCAGTAGCCCAAACTCCGCTAACCTTAAATCCTGCAACTATTTTGTCCCAAGTTGCCGTTGTAGTTGGATTTACATTATCGTTGTCTGCTTTTGCTTTGTACAGTGAGCCGCCGTAACTAACTACTTGACCAATCTTGTACTGTAGTACGCTAGACCAGTTGCCCTGGAAGTCAAAACCAGAGTTATAAATCTGCCACTTAGTAGCGTCTGTTGGCAAATTGCCAGTAGTAACACCTAGTGCAATATATACATTGCCACCGTAGTTAACAATGTCGCCTTGATAGTAGCCAGTTGCATTATTGTACACACCTTTATAAGAATTACCAGATGTTAGTAATTCCCAGTTAGCTGCAACTGTAGGTAGTGTATTAGACTGTGTTAGCTTAGAGCGATAGATATTATTTCCGTAAACTGCAATGTCGTTTACGAAATATTGTGTTGCTGGATTGTAGTTACCTTGGAATTTAATACCGCCAACATACAGCTCCCAATAGGCAGTATTAGAAGGTTGATTACCAGTTGTTTCTACTTTTGCACGATAGATGTTTGCACCGTAAGCAACCAAGTCATTAGGTACATACGCTGTTGCGTCATTGTAAACGCTCTTTGGACTTACACCTTCAACAAACTTATCCCAATAGGTTGTGTTTGTTGGCAAGTTGTTTGTGCCGTCTTGTTTTGCTACGTATAGTGATCCACCATAACGTACAACGTCATTCTTTTGATAGATACCAGTATTTGAGTATTCACCCTCGTACTGAATACCGTCTAAAAATCTAGACCAGTATGTGGCATTAGGAGGAGTAATGTTTATAGAGTCTTTAATAGCAATATAAACAACACCACCATGTGCTATACCATCTCCAACTTTGTAGTTAGCAGTTGTGCTAAAAGTACCTAAAAAGTTGAAGCCTTCTACCATTAGTGCCCAATAAGCAGTGTCTGTTGGTAGCGTGCCAGCTGTTTTTAGTGCGTATGTATATACATACACATTACCACCGTACTTAACAATATCGTTTGATTCGTAAGTGGTACTGGCGCTCCAATTACCTGCAAAGTGGAAGCGTAATTTTCCTAGATCAATTAATTGACTCATATTATATTAGCCTCATTAATAAGTGTCCTTTATTGCCCCACTCGAACCTTACGGTATCTTTTGTCCAAAACCACTGTTTGTAATCGTATTTATCAATTACATCATCTGCAGGTAATGAAACTGGGGTATCCCCGTCTAAAATCTCTATGTCCAAATTGCCAGTGTCAGGATTTAGACGAAATCCGTAAAACACTTTGTCGACTAAATCTGTACCAGTATAGAATCCGCTCATCATGATACTCCTTGTAGTATGGAGAACACTGCGTCTATACTGCTATCTACTCTCGCAGATATAACTAATTTGTCCCCGGTATTTAGTACTAGCTTGTTTCCGCGCATTAACTCAAACGGATCGTTTGCTTCAACTCGCCTGTCTTTTTGAATATAAGTATCGTCAGTGCCTCTACGCAATATTAATGTAAACGGTACTGTTGTACTTAGTTTATTAGTTATACTGCCGCCAATTACGATGCTTTTTTCTGGTGCCGTAAAGCTGATAACTTCTGTGGTTCCTACGGCACGTGATATTGCGTTTACAAATGCTGTTGCCATAGTTTACCCCAGTGCTATTGCCATTACGATTGCTTTTTCAGTAGCAATGGCGTTAATTAATGCATCAACGCCACCGCCACCAGCCGTAATGTTATTTACTGTTCCGTCAGACTTTTTATAGTATAACGCCCCATCATTGTAGTTAATAGCTAATTCGCCAAACTCTAAATCTTCTGCCTCGGGGACTTTTCCTGGAACAGCGCTCCGTTTTAATTTAATTACTGGTTCAGCCATAAAGCCCCCTTGCTATTAATAAGTACCGCAATCAAGCTGTGTTAACTCTACACTACCATTTGTAACGGTAAACTGTGCTGCTACAAAACTAGCTAAGCCTTTTATTAATGTAGTAGCTGTTGGGATTGCTGTTTGAGTAATTGCTGTAACTAAACCTTTACCATTTACTGTAACTGTTGGTACTGTTACGTTATCACCAAAGCTACCCACGTTATTATTAACAGTAGCTAGGGTAATTGCTGCACTTACGTTTGCGCTACCGTCTACAGCTTGTAGTGTGGCTGTTGCGTCGCCCGTTAAGCTCAAATTGCGTGCTGTTTGCCACTTTGTTGCTGTATCTGCGTTGCCTTTTAAGTTACCAAATACTTGTGCAACTTCTAGGTCTTTGTTCATTTGCCAACGATCATTACCGCTTGTGTACAGCAAGGTAGCTGGAACTGTTGGGCCCTTGATCGTTAAACCACCACCGTCTGCCATTGCGGCGTCTGTAGCGTCTTTTGCCAGCTCAATATTTTTGTCACCAATTGCAACCGTTGTGCTGTTAACAGTAGTAACTGTTCCTAGTACTGTTAAGTTGCCAGTAATGCTAGCGTTACCATCAATATTAATGTTGGCTGCTGTAATATCATTACTGTATAGTACGCCGTTAATTGTAGCGTCATTAAAGGTAACATTACTTGTAGGGCTAACGGCCTGCGGTAAGTTAATTGTGATTGTGTTATTTGTAACTGCAGTGGTTACGCCAGTTCCGCCAACAACACTTAGTGTGTCACTTAACAGGCTAACACCGTCTGTTCCGGTATTACCACTGATGTTTAGTGTAGTAGCTACGCTGACTGTTCCTGCTGCTGTTAATCTACCTTTTGCATCTACAGTAAAAGTAGGAATGTCTGTTGCACTACCGTAGCTGCCGGCTGTTACACCAGTATTTGCCAGTGTAAGTGCAGCACTTACGTTTGCACTGCCGTCTACACCAGTTAAGCTAGCAGTTGCATCACCTGTTAACTGTAGTGTACGAGCATTTAGCCACTTAGTTGCAGTGTCGGCATTACCAATCAGTGCAGCAGTAACATTACGTGCCGTAAAATCACCATTACTGTCGCGCTTGACTAGTGTGCCCGCTGTGTTTAAGTGTGTGGCTGCGTCAACCATATCGGTGTAACGCTTACCACCAATGATCACGTGATTTACTGCGTTACCGTTGGTTTCAAGACCCATACCAATGTAAAGTCTGTCACCACCATTACTACCATTATCTGCAAGAGCACTGTAGGCTAACTCACCTGCAGCTAGTACTGCTGGGTTGCCGCTTAACTCACTGCGTTTAATTCTTAATAGAGAAGCCATAGTGTCTCCTTAAAACTGACCAGCTTCGAAAATTTGTTTTTCTAGCTTGTTAGTTGCTGTCCATTTTTGTGTTGTGGCGTTATACACCAGCAACCCGCCATCTTGTAGTTGTGATAAGTCAATGTCCACACTGTTTGTTATACTACTAACACTTGGCGGAGGCATCATACCAGTTACAACAATAGTTGCCTTTTTATCGTCAACAACTACGTTTTGTACTTGCTGCCTTTGTACAACTGTACTATTATTTGATTCTGTTACAACTACATCGGTCATCTTGTAACCTCCGGTACTAGTGTTAAGTTGCCTACTAGGAACGGTACTACGTTATTGCCATTGTATAACTCTAAGCTATACACCGCGGTAGTAAAATTAAAACCGCTAGTCACATTGGCTAGTAATGTAATTGTAATTGTTTTAAATGTATTGTCCAGTACTATTTGCCCTGCTTGAGAAGTTGCTTCATAAATAATTGTAGGGCTGTCTACTGTTTCGCGTATTTGCATTCTAGCACTATACGTGGTAATCGGTACTGGTTCGTTAAATTCTATAACGCCACCACTGGTAAACTGTGTGTACTGTAAACTATTTACTTGATTTACAGTAATCGTATTATTCGTTGTATTGGTTGCTATGTGGTAAGTATCACCAATATTGTTGATTTCTTTCATACCGCCAGCACCTACCACTTTAAACCGCCAATTATTTGGCAGATTGTGATCTTGACTAGTGGTGATCACGCAAGGCGCAGCTTTTGTAATACTTTGAATTGGTACATAAACTTTTGTTTGTGATTCCCAACGATAAGTTTCCTGAAAGGTGCTGCCTTGATAAATCTTATAATTAATTTTAGCTGGTTGCATTGCTAGACACCTTTATCTTTCTTACAGCAGCTACTCGCTTAAATGCATTTAACTCATTAGTTAGTGCTATAACTTCGGTTTGCAGCTTGTCATTTTCTATACATAGCTGACGAAGTTGAGCATTTAATTGAATAATTTCTTGCTGCAATTTGTTAAGTTCTGTGCTCAGCACAGTATTCTGAGCGCTCATGCGTTCTAGTTCTTTATGCATTAACTCCATGACGCTATCACTAGTGTCTGCTAAACGCCAATCTTTTACGAGTTTTTTAACACCAAAAGCTAGCGCAATTACTGCTAATGCAATCATAGAAATAGTTTCTATTGCCATATTACCACCTGCTCCTATAATTCATATTTTCCTTGTTAGCAGTAATATAGATATTTCTGCGAACTATATTAGGCTTTATACATTTCTACTGGCTTCCAGTATTGTTAAGAATTTTTGCTGACTACTACAGCAATTTGATATATTATACCACAAGGGCAGAGTGTTGTCAATGCAAAAAAATACCCTGCCCAATGATTTGAGCAGGGTATTTATGGAGCACTTTGTTTAGTAAAACATATTCATACCAGGCTCCATTGCCTGGGTCTCGTCAGAAGGTACTGTGCCATCTCGTTGCTGTGCTGTATGCATATAGAGCGAATACAGTATATTGTACAGCTCTAAGTGTGTCGTAGTTTCACCAGTTAACTCACCTGTTTGTGGATTACGTAGTGGAAAAATAGCCTGTGGATTAAACCGCTTTCTGCACATAGTAAATGGAGTTTTAATAACTTCCGTACCCATTACCATTACTTTTTCTTCATTAAAAGTAATAGTTGCTTGACCACCAAGGGGATTATCCACCATTATGCTATAGCAACGCTGCCACAGCTGACCTTGGCCTTTTTGTTCTTGATACTCTGCCATTTAATTTCCTTTATTATTAATTAGTCTCCGCCCTGGTCAAAATAAATCCAAGATTCTGCTAAAAATACTACAGTACTTTGCGATACTATTGGTGAACCAGTAGGCGAGGTAGATATTTGTATAGTTACATTTATATAACTTTGTGTAAGATAGTAGTTATTACCAGTTTCAACCACATATACAAATGGTGCATTAGTAGTTGTACCGGGAGGACCGTCTCCTAAAATTTCCATCCAACCACTAGTGCCGCCATTAGTAGCTAAGTTACTAGGCGACGAACCATAGCCACCTGTAGGACTAATAGATGACTGTGATGGATTAAATATAAACCTAACGTACTTTCCTACACCACTAGTACTACTTCTAGGAGTTATCCAGTCATAGGTATTTAAAAGCCCATTAGCATACGTAGCATATCTACCGTCTTTGTAGAATATTACTCCTACAAACATATCAGTTGCATTATAATCAGCACCGCTAATCTGATCAGCATGTATAGCCAGTGGATTATACACAGTAGGTACTACAGTAGTATAACTAATTTGTAGGTTATTGGAAGCTACACTGCTGCCACCTAAGTTGTTTAGGAAAGCTCCTGCCGGTACGCTAATGGTAGCTGTGCCACTGCTGTTAGCTGGCGGAGTGTAGGTAGCTGTAAAACTGGTACTACCATCTCCACCACTAAAGTTAGAGATACTACCTGCACTAACACTGATGTCGCTTTGCGTAAATCCAAACGCATTAGTGTTCATCTGAAATGTTAACTGTGCAGTTTGGCCTATGCCTAAATTAGCATTGTTAGTGCTAATAGTAACAGTTGGTGGAGAAAATATTGTTACAGTATATGTTCTGTTAGCACTAAAACTGGTATTAGTTGTGGCGTATACAGTAAAACTATATGTTCCACTAGTATTTGGTACGCCACTTAATGCTGCGTCATAAAAGAATGGGCCAAATGCTAGCTCGTTACCGCCAAAACTCATTCCAGGCGGAAGTGTGCCAGTATAACTAAATGTTGCAGGTGTTGGGGAACCATTTACTAAGATTTCGAAAGCTTCAAAATAATAGGTACCCACTGTGCCATTAGCTATACTTGTAGGACTAATAGATGTGGCCGGCGTGGTGCTAGTATCACCAATGCTAACATCCAGTGCAGTAGCTACTACTGTGCCACTAGTACTGCCTGTACGTAATTGTACTCGTAAAGTCTCGGTACCTTCAGTAAACGCGTCACTGCGTAGCGTTCGTGTAAAGCTTCCACTATTATTGTTTACACTAACAGAGCCTATGTCAAGAAAATCAGTCATGTCGTTACTATCAGCAAATCCGGCACCTGTAACGTGTGACCAGTATAGAGTACCAGTACCAAAATTAGTAGTTGTAACTGTGTACGTAACGGTAGGACTAGTAGTTTCGTTAACGTTTGCCACATTTCTAGTTAAACTGTATGTGGGCGCCGGTAGTGTATTGTAGTTGATAGTAAGCGTATTGCTGGCTGGGTTTATGTTTCCAAAACTATCACTAAAAGTTCCGGATGCTACAGATATGGTTGCTGAAGCGCTACTATTAGCTGGTGGAGTATAGGTCGCGGTATAAGTTGTACCACTACCACTAAAACTTGTTAATGAACCGCTACTAACTGTAACGTCGGCAAGCGTAAAGTTACTGGTAGACTCACTACTAGTAAACGTAATTACAGTAGTTTGGCCAATACCTAAATTTGTACTGCCTGCTGTAATGCTCATTGTAGGCTGTAAGGTATCATAACTAATTTGCACAGTATTGGAAACAGTATTATTCGCACCAGTATTTGCATTTGTAAAAGTATTAGCTGGTACAAAGATGTTTACAGTACCATTACTATTTGTAGGCGGTGTGTATGTACCAGTAAAGGTTTTGTAGTTGCTGGTAGACAGCGCACTTAAGCTACCTGCACTAACAGACACAGATCCATTACCAAAGTCGTAAGTTATGTCGCTTGTTACAAAAGTTATAGTAGCTGTTTGACCGCCAGCCAATACAGAAACATTACTAGTTACGACAGCAGTAAATGTGGCTGACTTACCACGCAAATCATTCATGCTAATAATAGTGCCACTGCCCGGCTTTTGTGCCAGGTTACGAACATCGGTATCGTTCATGGCTATCAAAGCCGTTGCCGACTTTGATAGCTCTACGTTAACATCACTTAAGCCTATCTGTCCACTGGGTGTTGGCATTTACTAATTCCTTTAACTGATTTAGTTCTAGTCGTAGTTCTTTTATTGCTTCAATAAATAGTGGAGCTAATCTTTCGTATCTAACTGTAAGATACTCGTTACTGATTGGTGCGGCGACTACTATTTCTGGTAATACTTTTTGTACACCTTGGGCACTTACTCCTACTTCTATACCTTTATCTTGATAGCCTAGTTGTTTAGCAGTTTCGTTTGGTTTGTAATAAAAACCGCTTAACGTACACAACTTATCTAGTGCATTAGTTATTGTGCCTAGTTTAGTTTTTAATCTATCATCTGAATAGTATGCAGTAATGTTTCCAGTTGCACGAATTTCTCCTGTACCG